TCTCGATATGGCCTTTGCTGTTCATTCTGAATATCAAACATTTCGCGCTGTTGCTGTGCGGCACGATCAGCAGCACTAGCTTGCGTCTGCGCTGCGCTTTTAGCCGCACTTGATTGCATTGATGATCCAATTAATCCCGCACCAGCCCCTAAAAGAATTGCTGTTTCAATACCCATTTCTAGTTCTCCTTAATTAGCATACCGCCTGCGGATTCTTTAAATCCAAGACGTTTTAAAATACTATACATATGTTCATGCCCTGGGGTAACCTTTGTGGTTACTCTGCCAGACTGAAAAAAGTTTTTCCACAGGATTTTTGTTAACCATTTTTTCCGCCATTCTGGTAAAACAGAAATGTGCAATTCATCATCTTTTTTGTAAACAGCACCAATAAAATTGTTATCACGTTTAATAGCTTTAACTGTCCAATCTTTAACGCCCAAACAATAATCTTCAAAGGTTATTGGCTGATTCCAATCGGTTGCCTGATAACCAATTGCAAGTGCAATTTCACGATCATCAATTAATTGAGTTGTCATTAATTACATTTCCAAGCATTAATTTTCAAAATACCCCACCTTTTACGCCATTTAACGCTGTAAAGTCAGTAAATTTACCCGCAGCCGGTGTAGTTAAGCCAATTGTAGAGTTATTAATTGTAACATTATCAATAGTGCCGCCATTAATGATTGTATTATTGGTCTGGAATGAGATAACGCTAGGATTCATCAGCCACATCATCCATTCCTGATTGGGTCTACCCGTAGCCAAATCAATAAATGGCGAGTATGGGATATTAATATTGCTGCTTGGGATTGGAGTAGCCATTAGTTATCCGCCGCGCTAGCTTTTAAATTTGCAGAAACAACCACAGCCTTGATCGGATCGCTGATAGCAACCTCAAATATCCTGTCTCTAGACCAACCCAATCTGCGCCAAATTGCTCGATTTTGATATGCGCCAATTTTACCAATAGATGTCCAATGCTCGTTTGACCATGTAGAACCGCCATCGTTTGACCACCGCATCATTGCTTGAGGAGTATAACCAGCAGTCTCAGCAACTTGATTTGTTGATAATGCGTAACCGTTATAATCTTCTAATGGCTGAACTTGAGTCACTAAGGGTTCATTTCCATCATTAGATTCAGTCACCAATTGATCGCCTGCTTGCGTAGTCAAATAGCCTTGCACAAACTCAGCTACAATTGTTACATCTGATTCTGTGGATATATCTTGAGTTTCAGTGCTAGGCTGCGTAACCAATCCAACGCCAGGCTGAAACTGTATCTGGAATTCTTCAAAATACTGTCGCTGTAAGTCTGTTGTAATATGAACTGCTCTGCGTAATCTGCGAATAGTTTTATTGTCATCGGTATAGATATTATTTTCAATACTGTAAATTTTACCGTTTTCGTAATCACCAACCAAATTTAAATTGGAAAAAAATGCCCCACAGTTGGAACGATGCCGCTTATAAATACTGGCATCAGAATCCCAAGATAACCATTTATGCCACTGCTGTGTCGATAAGTCATATACCCATGTCAATCCATTATTACCAACGCTTGGAAACGTGCAAACATACATTTCATGGCCTTCAATTTGATACGTATAAGCTACAGCATCAGTTGTTGAATAGCCTACCAAAGACTGCTCTACAGCATGGGTTGAGATTCTTTTATATTGATAACCATCCATAATTTCAATTGTAGAATCACCGCGAGTATCTCTAGCAACTAATGCAAAACTGTTAGCAAATCGAGAAACTGAAAATGGTGCAACGCAGCCAGATTGTGCTGATGTGCCTGGAACTCGCTGAAATGGAAAAGTTACAATACCAGCAATCACATTGCCTACGTCTGTCCAAACCTCGGTTGTAACCTCGCCAATTAGATAAACTTGCCGCCTATCCACAATTAAAGTTACCAAATTATCAGGAGAACCGTCTTTGCTGCCATACAATGCTTCGCTAGATGATGCTAATCCCAAATCTGTGCAGCCCCAATTCTGGGTATTTGGTTCATTGTAAATATTGTAATTATCCACAACATCAACCACGCTTGCCCCGGTCCAAGGACCATCGCTTGCTGCTAAAGTAGCAAATGTATTTGTAGCAGCAACCCAAGTATATCGATTAGGACCATCTACAATGTAAGCAGTTAAACCGTTATTGGTAGTAATATTGTCAGAAATTGATACATAACCAGTGCTAGTGGTCAAAGTTCCAACCTCTGTAGCAGTCATGGTTAAATCAACTTTATAAACTTTATTGCCACTGACAGCTATTAAAATTTGATCGCCTGACAAAGCCCTCATGCCGCGAACAACAGACGCAGCAGGCAATGTTACCTGCGTAACGAGTCCTGGTGTCGGATACAAAGCAACAACACCTCTGCTACCAGGCTGCTTGGTTGGATCAATTTCAGCATAGAAATTAATACATTCCTGAGCATCCTGATAAATTGAGGGTGCTTCGTAAGATGTGCCTACGAAACCAAAGTCTGGCATTATGCTGCAACCGCTTTAATAACTGCAAAACTAAATACTGGAGTTTCTGTAGTCGTGCCGCCAGTGGTGCGAAACGAAATATTAAAACTCCCCGCAGCTACAGCAGTTACCATTAAATTATATAAATCTGTGCCTGATTTTTGATTAAGAATAATTACATCAGTTGCCGCTACAGTGCTATTAGTTACCGTAAAAGTAGCTGCTGTAGTCGTTCCTGCTGCACTAAATAAAGTAATTGCACCAGTTGTTTTATTTAACGTAACGCCAGTAGTTCTGCTTGTTCCTTGAGTAACTGTGCCGCCCGCGCCAGACGAATAACCGATACCAGCAGTTCCACTGGAGACAATAGTTCCGCTAACAGTTAGACTTGTTCCAGTAGCCGCGCCTATTACCGGCGCTGTTAGCGTAGGGCTGCCGGTGCAATTTGTTAAAACGCCAGATGTAGGAGTTCCCAATACTGGACTAATCATAACCATGCTAGTGCTAGTGCAGGCTGAAATATTACCGCTTGCAACCGTTCCCAATGCAGGAGTTACTAGAGTTGGGCTAGTAAATAAATTAGTTACAGACAGTTGTTTAGTAGTGCTAGTTGATGCCTGAACAATAGGCAAAACATCTGCACCCGCTTGAGAAGTTGCAACAGGTAAGGCAGAAATTGCAATATTTGACATTTTTTACTCCAATTTATTAAAATTTACCTAAAACCGCCATCCATAATAAACGCTGCATCTTTAGCGCGACCCATCATTAATGCGTCTGGGTAACGCGAAATCTGTGGTGGTCGCATGTTAGTGCGTTTAATTGTAGCTTTAGCTTGTGCAGCAAAGCCATTAATCATTGTTGCTTGGATTTGATTAACTTTACCAAACATCGGCATTAATCTCTCAGCCAAACACCACCGCAAGGACATATTGTAGCCCTGTGGCAACTGTATTGTATCTGTTAAGTTGCTGAATTGTCTAAAGATTGTCGATGCAAACAAGTGCATTTCACCTTGCGCTGGGTTAGGCCAAACGTATACCGTTCCTAATAACTCACTAGGCTGATAGTAAACTCCTTTAGGCCACGGACCATTTAGAGTTTTTAAACCAATAGATTCATATTCTTCAAGACTAAATACTGCAACTGGATAATCCAAACCACCACCGTAAATAGGAACTCCATTGCTAGTTGTTGATACCCGCACAAATGCAGACTCAATTGTCAATGGTCGCTCATAATAAGCCGAAATCGTGGTTGTAGAAACAGTTTGTGATTTGCTGACTGTGTATGTGCCTAACTCATTAACATTGCCACCAGCGCCTGTTGTATAGCCTACAATTGTAGTTCCGGCAGTAACGCCAGAGCCGCTAAGAGTTTGACCAATAGCAATTGCGCCAGACAAAATGCCGCCGCCAGAAATTGTTAAAGTAGTGCCTGATATTGAGCCAGTAAACGATGCGCCGATCTGACCGCCTGGTCCAATCGTATATTGAACTTGGTTCTGCACAACTGGGAATATAATCTCAGTCTTGTAAAAAACCATCATATTTTCATTAGACCACTGAGCGCACATATCGTTTAACATATCAAACGCATCTTGCGCTTCATCGGCTGTCGGAACTTCACCCGCAGCCAACGCACCAATGTCTTTTAATGATCGAGTAATAATGTCATAAGGTGTTGTCATTTCTATCCTTTATTGCTAGAAATACGTCACTTCAATCGTAGAAGTAATTGGTGGCGCTTCTGAAAACGTCAGTATATTACCGGACACCAAAGAATACGTATTTTTCTGTTGATACACGCCATTAATGTAAACCTGTGAGTTATTCTCGTCAGATGGCGAAGCAGTCAACGTGAACGCTGTTTGTGATCCAGTTCCTGTAAAGTTGTCCAGATACGCAACTCTTGACCCAGAACCGTAAATGTTATCAAAAGTTGCAATTGTTACGGCGGCAAAAGTTTTTAGCACAAACTTATAATTTAACTCAATTGTTAGCCATATTTCACCGCTAGGCACACGCCCTGCTGAATCCAATACAATTGGATTAGTATGAGCAATATTTCCTAAACTTGTTGTATAAGTGGCTTGTGGTGTGCTTGTTCCCGCAGCATAAGTGTAAATTAGACCACCGGATAATGGAACGCCGTTGTTATCAAAAAACTGCCAACCTACACCACCAAATGCCGAGAGATTAACTGCCATAATGTATTCCTTTATTAAATTTGCCTAGCCTTATACGCATCAATGACTTCAGGTGTATGCACAACAGCGCATATTGCCTGAACGCGAGCATCTTCTTGGCTGTAATCGTTACCAGGTGCTATAACATGTCGATGAAACGTGCTGCTAATTTGTTCGCCATCTTCAAAAATGGCGGTCTTGGTGCGAACTTGCACAGAACCATTTTCAACAGTTTCAATTAAATCAACAATAATTTTCTTTTCTAACATATTTATCCTAATTAACCATTTAGTTTAGCTACATTAAGAAAGCTGTTTGCTTCTGTAATTAACTTGTCAGAGCCAGAATTTTGATAAATCTCAACAGATAGCAAATCCCCTGCGGCTAATTTTGATATGCAGCTAAAAGTACTTATCATTTCATTGCCGCTAGTCGCTACAGTTACAGGGCTGTAATAGGTAGTTGTTGATCCACCAAATCCTTGACGAACACCAACAATTTTAGTTTGCAAATATTGAGCTGCATTTGTCCAAGTAGCAACTTGAATATTCCAATTAAACAAAAACGTGCCTGCATTTAAAACAGTAATTTGGTTGGTTGAAGCATTAAAATAAAGTTCAGAGCCAGCGTTTCCTCCTCCCTCACTTATGTCAAATTTAGTCCAAGTTGCGGTTGGTATTGATTGAGCAACGCTAAAAGGCCAACCTTGAATTTGAGGAAAGTCCCTGCTTGAGTGCGTAAAACCCTGATTGCTAGGGCCGCTGACGGTTGGGTCAACAACAGTGCTAACTCCAGTATCATATAAGTAACAACCCGCAAATGAACTGTTAATTATTTGCACATTCTCACAACCCGAACCAACCCAAACAACAAAATAATTTGGCAATCCATTGTAATTTGGCAATGCGCCAGAACCTTCAAAATAACATCCGCTAAATGTTGATCTATCTGAACCATCCATACGTATAATTTCAGTCACATATGAAGGCAAAGTTGCGCCACCAAATAGTCCGGCAGTAGCATAAGTTGGAACAAACGCGGTGTCTGTGCCATTCCAGCTAGAGTCAAATTTAACTCCGTGAAACGCATTAGCAGTAATAGTCCCACTAGCTTGATACATTCCGTACCAAGTTCCCTCATATTGACCAGACGTAAATTCGTTTGCGTTTACATTACCGTAAAGTCTTAGCCCAAATTTAATGTTTCCATTAGCAACTATATTAGTAAAAGTTCCCCAATAAGTTGCGCCTCTAACATATAGCCCTGCACCAGTTACAGCTCTTGTGCTGGCTAAACTTACATTAGTAATTGTTGGATATAAAACGTCAACAACAGATACAACTGAACGTATTGCATTGTTGTTTGTATTAAACACCGACATATCACGTAAACCAATATTTGATATACCTGTAAATGCGATACAATCCCCATCAGCCGCACCGTTAATTAGCAGAATTGTCCCCGCTATATATAGTCCGGCGGGAAAATATCCATACTTCATATTACCGCCGCCTGCCAGAGTAATACTTGCAGGAATAGATAGCTGCTGTGACACTCTATATTGACCGCTTGGAATATATACAGTGCCTATTTTGTTTGTGACAGCTGCGCTAATTGCACTAGCAAAAGCAGCGTAGTTGTCAGTCCCCGCAACAGTTGAAGTTGCTGCTGTCCAAGAACCATCGGCAACCGCGCCATAATCTAATACATTAATAGCCGCCCCATTAATCATTGAATAAGTTACTTTAGTCAATCCCATTTTCAGCCTTTCAAACAATATACGTAAGAGTTATCATAAAATACCCATCAACTATTGGAAGCATATTTGTTAAAGTTCCCGATGAAGTAACCATAAATAAACTTGCGTCATCAGTGTTGCCATTACTTTGAAGTACTGGGTATAAACCCGATGGCAATGCTTGGTTAAATATACGCATTGCACCACCAACTGCATTACTGTTTCCCGATGTAAATGGCAGATTAATTTTCATTGTTCCCGATGGACTGGAAGTTGCAGATATTCCAAATTGCCCATTAACAGTTACTAATCTGCCAACTTTTGTATATTTTAATGTATTTTGAGTGCTCATAACTGTTGCAGTCCCACTGCCCATTGTAATAGCTACTGTATAAGAACCTTCTTCATAGTCAGCCAACAACTCGCTTGTGCCTGTGCCTGGTGTGGCAGAAAAATCAATGCCTTTGCCATTACTAACAACTAAATTGCCTGTGCTTAAAGTTGCATCGCCAACCAGTGTTGGTGTTGTAATGCTAGGGCTTGTTGAGAATACTAAGTTAGTGCTAGTTGTGCCAGTAGCACCAGACGCAGTATAGCCTGTAATGTTATTAAATGACGTAATGCTTGCGGTTGAGGCATTTGTGCCGCCGTTAGCAACCGGCAACACGCCAGATACATGGGTTGTTAAACCAATCTTTCCGTAACTTGGCGCAACGCCAACACCGCCTGAAATAATAGCGTTTCCTGTAGCAACATCAGCTAATTTGGATAACGCAGTTGTAGTGCTTGCGTAGAGCAAATCGCCAACCGCGTAAACTGTTTGCCCTGTGCCACCATAAGTAGCACCAATAGTTCCAAGATCGCCAGAACCTAATAAAGTCGTGCCATTAACGGTTTTAATGTTTGTGCCGCTAACTAATGCAGCTTGCTTGCCGTTAAATGTTGTCCAATCTGTAGATGTTAAGTATCCGTTTACAGATGTAGTAGCCGCAGCCATGCTGATCGCCGGTGTTGCACCGCCGCTAGACACTACTGGTGCTGTACCTGTTACTGACGTTACAGTGCCACCTGAACCGGTTGCGCTTAACGTGCCACCCGCAAAAGATACGCCCGTTCCGATTGTTACACTGCTAAAACCGCCTGCGCCATTGCCGTAAAGAATAGCTGATCCGCTAGTAGCAGGTGCGTAATCTGTTCCGCTAGTTGCTGCGCTGATAGCCGTTCCGTTACCCTTTAAGATGCCGGTAATGCTAGTGGATAGGGTAATCGCAGGAGTAGCGCCACTGGTAACAGTCCCCGCTAGACCATTGCTAGACGTAACCGTGATGGATGTAACATACGTGCCTGCCGGCTGCTTACCGTTAAATGTATTCCAATCTGTGCTAGTCAGATACCCGCTTACTGAAGTTGTAGCAGCAGGCATTGATATTACTGGGGTCGTGCCGCCTGTGGATGCTACCGGTGAAGTTGCGGTAACAGATGTAACCGTTCCAGAACCTTTGTTATTGAACGTAGTCCAATCCGTAGATGATAAGTAGCCATCAACCGATGTGGTAGCTTTAGGCATTGAAATAGCAGGAGTTGTGCCGCCAGACGATACAACCGGCGCTGTGCCAGTAACCGCAGTAACCGTTCCACCAGAACCCGTAGCGCTAATCGTAATTGATCCTGCGCCATTGCTAATTGATACGCCAGAACCGGCAGTCAATGTAGCTTTGGTTAGCGTATTGCCGGTAGTATTACCGATTAAAAGCTGACCGTTTGTATAGGTTGTCTGACCTGTGCCACCGTAGCCAACGCCAAGAGTGCCTGATAAGCTAACAGCGCCAGTAGTCGCGGTTGATGGCAATAAGCCAGTGCTACCGCCATCAAATGACAGAACGCCTGTATTTGCTAATGTAATCGATCCAGTTCCATTGGTGACAGATATACCTGAACCTGCTGTCAAAGTAGCTTTGGTGAGCGTATTTCCTGTGCTATTACCAATTAACAGTTGACCATTGACGTAAGTAGTCTGCCCAGTTCCACCGGCTGTAGTTGGAACTAGCTTCCATCCAATAACGGAAATTGTGCCTGTATTTTCTTTGTAGAATAGTTTTCCATCAGTGATATTGATGGCTAGTTCCCCATTTGCCAAGTTACTGGCAATAGGGGATGCGCCAGCCGTGATGCTGTAATATAACTGGATCGGTGTAAAACCAGTTTGCGCCATTTAAATCATTCGTAATAAATTGTGCATTTAACTGTTCCACTAATGACTACGTAAATTCCATTAGCAGTATTAATACCATCAAAGAAAGTGTAGTTTGTTGCTGCGGCAGGCGTAAAAACGCCTAAAACAGTGGCAGTAGTTCCTGTGGTCTGAGTATCATACACCGTAATTGTAGGCGTGGATGATGCAGCACTGCAAAATATTCCTTTTAACTTGCCAGGCTGAGTTTTTACGTTTGCACTAGCTTCTAAATATACATAATTGGACATTTTAACTCCCTTATAAATAAAAAAAGCCACCCCTTTTATAGAGTGGCTTTCTTCTTATTGCATTTTAGAACGTGCTAAAGTCAGTGCCATACACGTAAATATTAACAGTGCCACCAGCAACGGCAGTGCCAACTTTTACATATAAGGTTTGTGCTGACAGGTTGGTTGCCAACGTGCCTGCTACTACTGTTGAGCGAGTCACATATGCGCTTGACGTATTGCTCGTCAAAGCAGCGTTAGTAACAATCTCAGTTCCCGTTCCAGCAGGACCAGTCCAAATAGCTAAGTAACCTGCGCTTACGTCTTTATTAGCATTAGTAATAACTACGTTGGTCACAGCATAGCTGCTTGAATTGTTGATGGGTAAAGTAACTGAAGAATCACCTGTTTGACTAATCGGCACATTCACGCCAACCGCCAGAAGGCGGATAGCTTGATTGCTTGCTAGATTAGACGGATGGATGGTTGATGTTGATGCAGCACCTGGATTAGCCATAATATATTTCCTTGTAAGTGATTAAGTTTAGGCGGCAACGCGGCAAGCCAACTCAGGATATAGCGGCGCCCAACCGTATAACACATCAACGCGAGTCGGGATCGAATCGTTATTGATGGTGTATTGGCGGACAATACGCATTGACAATCCAAGTTCCTTGTCGCTTGCACGACCTGCAAAGTGAACGCCATCAGGCAATTCCAAATCCGCAGTAGCTAAAGTAAACGCATTTTTGTGCATTACGATATTCTGAGGAGAAACTGCACCGGTTTTGTCAAATGGAGTTACAACAGCAGTTGCACTGGTGGTAGAAAGATTTACATTCTGGAATTGACCTGCGGTAATAACAGCAGGAGAAACAGTAACTGAAGTTGTGCCAGAGGTAGCAACCGTCACATCAGCCGTAACAACAAAATTACGCAGCTTGTTAGAACCGTAAGCCTGACGATTTTGTGGGTTGACAGCGTAAACGCCAGCGATCTGGATAACGTCACCCTGCTTCAGTCCAGCAGTTGCAGTAGTAGCAGTCAGAGCAATGGTTGAGGTTGATGCCCAGCCAGTTGTCAGAAAGCCTGTTGCAGTGGTCGTGGCACATGCCAAAGTAGCTGTGCTATACGAACCAAAGGTTTGGCTGACAATGTTCTGATCCATCTTCCAGTTCATGCCTGCGCTGTCACGACCCATCATTCCTTTTTGGTATTGCTGACCGATCTTGTCGTTAGGAACAAACAAACCTTTTAAACTGTCAACAATAGTTGCGCCAGTAAATGGCTCAACAATACATGCTCTGCGACCGTCACGCGGTGCGCCCTCAGCATCAAGATATGCGCCTGCGGTTAAGTAGGTTAGCAATGATGTAGGTGGCGATCCAGCAGTGCCAACAATGTTAGCAGTGTTGTTTTTAGCCATAGTCGTGCCATCAAAGTCGATCTTGTTGGCAATGGCGGCCACGGCTGGCTTCAATACACGATCGCTAAACATATCAAGAGACAAGGCCAAATCTTGGCTTGTAAATTGTGTGTCAACGTGGAATTGGGTAGCCAAAGTAACTGGAACTGAAGTCTCGTTGAAATCTTCAACATTCAGTGCTGGGCCAGTAGTTCCGATAAAACGACCCGGTCTACGGACATTCAAAGTTGCGCCGATCTTTGCGCCAGTAACGGCAAATTGATCGTCATAGTTACGGATTACTTCAGATGAAAAGGTTAGTTCGTTTTCGAGAACCATTAAGGCCTCATTTGTAATCATTGATATAGTCAAAAGTTGGTTAGCCATGATAAATCCTTAATAAATTTGTTAGGTTTACCGTATTCTACCCGCCAATCGAGCAGCTTTCCATGCTTGATATGAACCGTGAAACTCGCCATTAGCGGTTAGATTCACATCACGCCCGTTTGCTGCTGACCGAATCGGATTGATCGGTGCTGGTGCTTTACTCTTACCAACAGTCTTACTTATAGGCTCAGTCGTTTCAAACTTAGCCTCCAATTTCCCAATAGCTTTCAATGCGGCTGTTAAGGTCATCCCTTGCAGTTTCTGACCGATCTCTGGATTTTCAGCAAGATGATAGAGAATTCTAGGACCAACTTCGCTTTCAAAGATTGCATCGCGCACTTCATTGCTCACAACAACGTCTGCCGATCCAACCATATCTTCAAAGTCAGGAATTTCCTTCTTTGCAGTTTGAACACGATCAGCCCAAGTATTAATGACTTTCTCACGTTCAGCAGCAATCCTGTTATTCACTTCCTTCTGCTTTTCTTCCTTCAACCTTACGTCAACCCGATAGTCTGTTAATGCTTTCGCATATTCATACATGTCGGTAAACTGTTCAGGCTGTGGCTCAATCTCGGATTTGACTTCAGCTTGCGGCTGTAATCTACCCTCAACTTCACGCAACCTCTGTTCCAGTGATTCCCTTGCCTCGCGCTCTGCCTTGGCTTCTGCCCTGGCAGCCTCTCGCTGCTTAGTAATCTCTGAAAACCGCTTCTCTAACTTAGGATTTTGTTTCCGTTCCTCTGTTGGTGCAGCTTCGCTCTCAGCCTCCACCGGTTCACTCTGTTCCTCAATCTCCTGCGGCTCTGCTTCTTCAGCAGCCTCGCTCGGTTCTGGGTCAGCTAAACCAATTCTCTGGGCATTAAACTCGGCTAAATTCTCACTTGTTACAATAGTTCCCGCCATCCTCGGCGTTTCTTGCTGTGCTTCTGACATAGGATTTCCCTAAGAATTAACCCAGTTGACCCAACTGGTAAGGTTTTGTGCTTTTTAGCACGAAATTATTTTTGCGTCAAACTGTCTGAAATCAATTGCTTAATGGTGGAAGTTTCTTCCTTTTCTACTTCCTTAGCTTCGGGCTTCTTAGCTTCCATCTGCATCATTTTCTTGGCTTCATCAGCATGAATTTTGGCTTGCATAAAATGCTTCTCAATATTCTCAGCAGGATGCGCTGATAAAGTAGCTTGCTTATGCGCTGCCGCAGCTTCTTCATGCGCTATTAGCGTCTTAGCTTTACTAGCCTTCTTTGTAGCCAACTCAGCAGCCTTTAAATCCTTATCGTAATCTAGCTTTTTCTTAGCAACTTTGGATTCTTCAAATTCGCGCTTGTTTTGTGATGTGACTATGCTTCGCATAATTATCCTTTACTGCATCATTGGTTGTTGTTGCGGTTGTGGTGCAGCCTCTTGCGCCATTTGCTGGGTAAATGGACTAGCACCTTGACCAATATCTTCTGCGGCTATAGTTGCGTATTGCGCCTGCTCTGCGTTTCGTCTGTCAATCTCATCCAACAAACGGCGAGTATCCATGTTGTGCAGTAATAGCTGAACAATTGCATCGATTTCCGTTTTGTTTTGGCTAGTGATCGCGCGAGTATTCTGGTCATTTACCTTAACCTCCGCCATAGTTTCAGTGTTGTGCGCTTTAGCTGTGACTTCCATCAGCTTGCGCTTGGTTGCCCCATCTTCACGGATTTGCTGCACTTGACCACGATTATTAATCTCCAACTGTGCTGCCTGTAATTGTTGCTGCATCTGCTGCATTTGTTTCTGTTGTTGCGCCAGTTGCATCTGAACTTGTGGCGGTATATCCGATTTCTCATCAATCTGCGCCATTGGGTTCATTGCAGCCAATCGATCAGCAATTACATCAGCACCAGGGAAATCCATGTTTCTAAATACCAGATCGCCAGCAATGTTAAACAACTCCTGATTGCCAGATAGCAACGGCATCATAGACTCAACTGCTTGCTGTCTGCGAGTCTGGAAGCCTGGTCCTGTGTCCATCACCACATCGTATTCGCCTACAGTTACATCGTTTAGCACTTCGCCAATCTCAGTTTGCTCATTGATCGTTGTCATATCTGGCTGACCATCTGAACCGATAATCCGCATAACTCGCTGTGTATCATAGATGAACGGTATCAAATCTAATATGATTTTGCCAGTATGCCTAATAGAACGGGTCATATTGTCGAAGAAATGAAAGTTATTTAGATCAACCTGATTCTGTTGCCCAGCCAATGCTTTTCCTGAGATATTTCCGCTAGGCAATTGATTTGGATCAAGAATACCCAATACCATTTGTAAGTCACTAGAAATAGCTTCGGCTGCACCCATAATGCCAACTGGTGGCGGTTCTGGCTGCAATCGTGTAGGAACTGGCGCTTGCCTGCCCTCGATGTCAGTCTGCTTATATCGCAATACCGGCGCAGATTTGATGTTAGCCAATGCCCACTCGTTCTCATGGCCTTCATCCTGACCTTCAGCCAACAACCATTTGGCTTTAGGTGCTAGGGCAATGCTCTCAGTCATTGATGTGCGCCAGAAATTATACATACGCTGTGGGTCTTTAGCGAAACGCACCAAGCCGTATTTCTTACGTTTATCATCGACAATTACTTGTGCGCCATAGCAAGGGACGACAGGAATAAACCTGCCTGCCCAAGTTTTTTCCTCAAGAATCTCCAACGCAGTCATTTTTACCCACTTAACTGCTTTACGAAAACTATCCCGCGTATCAACCACAGTTAGACCTGCCGCAGCAACCCGATCCAAGAATGTGGGCGAGTCAGCGAATGCCGATGTGCCATCACTGAGCAAGTAAAGTTTAGCCTTTTCGCGCTCTGTATAAAAGAATTCAGCAATGCGTATATCTTCCTTGGTAACCCACGATGCAGAATCATCACCAGTTGATCGCTGGGTAAAGTTAGCCCCATCATCAGCATCTGGATACATATCCTTAAACACTTTTTTGTCTAAGACAGTAGTAATCAGGCAACGCTCTGCATCTGATCCATCAGGCAATATGCTGTTGGGGTCAAAATAAACAGTGAACGGGTTATCAATCGTATCAATGTAAATTTCTTGGTCAAAACTATCTTCGCGCACATAGCGAGTGTTGACTCGCCAGTAGCCCCAACCCATTCTTACAGCGTAGTCAAACGCGGTATCGTAGGCTGTGTCAGCATTAGAATTAACTTCAATGTGGCGAGTAATGCCTTCAATCACTTGGGCAACCTTGTAATCAGCCAGGTTATTAACTGGATGAACCTTGATCCTCGGTCGCTGCATTCTCTGCTGATTAGTAACCTGTCGCACATAAGCGTCAATCTTATTGATTGTTAAGCAGGGTCTAGCTTCCAAGTTTCGGCTGTTTTGAATCTCAACAGGCCATTGATCGCCAGCAGCAAACTTAACGTCTGTCAGTGCTTCGGCTCTATTCATAGAGTCAGCATCGTTGACCAGTTGCCAAAACTTGATAGCGTCTTGAATTCTTGTGTCTTTTTCCATTTTCATCCCATCCATGAACCAACAGCAGCCATTTGTTGCTTGGGCTTGCGTCTTGCTGGTTCTTTAATCATTAATCCAATGTATCTGAATGCGTCAGCACCGTGACTATAATGGTCATGCACTGGCGTTTTGCTAAACTGTTTTGTATCTGGGTCAACTTCATACCGGTAATGCCGCAAGCAATTAATGCCATCTGCCGCATTTTCTCTGTCAAACCAACAATTTGGGAATATTGTTCGAGCAGCGTTAATACTATCAACAATCGGCACTCTTGGCAAAATCTCAGTCTTAAAGCCTGCCGCCCTAACAATTTCCTCGATGCTTTTACCGTTTGCTGCCAGTGTTTTATTTTCTGCGTCATGTGGTAACCACAGCTTGTCGTATACATATCCATACGTTTGCATGGTAGATAGGTAATGGCTGATGGTCTTTTGGCTATCCTCAATGTATCGGATTAGCCGAATCTCCATGCCCACAAACTGTAGAAACCAGATTGCTGTGCTGTCTGACCAGCCTAAGTCAAACACGCAATGCACTGGCTTGGCAGGGTCATAGACTACCCGCGTAATCCTGCCCTCAAGTTCTGCTGTGGACATTTCTCTAGCAAAGATTGCCCCATCTACGCTCTGCCTGCACAATCCTTCCCATACCTGGTTATACGCTTCAATGTCGCGCTCACGCAGTTGGTCTTTTTCTGATTTCAACGTATCAGGAAACCACGGATTATCATGCCAATTAACTTTCATGGTAATGCAGTCAGCAGGTGGATGGGCTATAAATCTCTGATAAGTTTCGTCTGTCTCCAACTCAGGGTTGAAGCTGATCCATATCTCGCTGCCCTCTTTACGTATCGTAGGTATCAGGATATTCCAAGACAATCGGCTGACAGATTGGGCTTCTTCCACCCAGCAGATGTCAATACCCTCGTAAGATTTAATGTTGGTTACATTGCTTTTAATGCCTGCAAATGCAAACTCTGTCCCGTTCTTACCTCGGATACTGGCTTGGGTAATCTCGTAGAACTCTAGCAATCCCAGTGATTCAATTTGATCGCACAACAACTTATGCACAGAGTCTCGCATAGTTGCCATGTATTCCCTAGCGCAGAGCACTCGCAAAGGTTTACTCGCACCCAATATCAATAACGCCCTGGCTATTCCCCAAGACTTTGCGCCGCCCCGCCCACCGTAAGCTACTTTGTATCGAGACTTTTTAAATAAATCCTGCAACTTAGCAGGGAATTTAGCATCGACTATTTCACTCATTGGGCTTTACAAATGTGACTTGTATGCCCTGCAATGGTTCTCCATCTGCACCCGTGATCTCTTGCTTCACAGTCTCCGACCAACGCATCTGGGTCTTTGTCCACCAGATCATTGCAGTAGTATCTCCGCCAGTAGCTTTAGCAAATAGCGTCTTGGCTATCTCACCATTAGCCTTTGCTTTGCCCATGTCTAACTCTTTGCGGTAATACTTACGCAGTGTCTTATCGTCTATGCCCACTAAGCAAGCAATTGACTCATGCGGCAAGCCCAGCCCACTGCTTTTCTCAACCAGTAATCGGGTCTTGTCAGTTGGTCGATGTGGCTCTTGTGCAATGATTGTCATTTTATATAGGGGAACTCAAGTAAGATTGTTGACAATAATACATAATAATTCACATTATGGAAAGCTGTTATCAGATAATTAACTGATTAATTGGCACACCAGCCGCTCTTTCAAACGCATCGCCAGGATAACTTGCCCTACGCTGTTCTGGTGTCATGTTTCTGCGTCTTTCAGTAACTCTTGATTCTACCTCGCCTGCCAATCTTCCATATGATTCCAATGGATTACGTGAAAGCATAGCGGCATCCCTGGCTGCTTCCAATTCTTTTCCTGTGCCAACTCGTTCCAGTGCAGCAAATGCACCTTTTTCTGGTTCTCGTTTAAATAACTCTAAAAATCTATTTTTAGCTTCTAATTGACTTAAGTTACGAGCCTTCATTGTTTTATCAAGAATGGCTGCGTCTATTAATGCTTGTGTGCTAAATATAGGATGTGGCTTAAATGATTCTGGGCTTCCACCTCTAGCAAAGCCTTCTTTTTGCTGTATAGCATGCTGTAATTCATGTAATGCTGTGCTGCGCTGATCCATTGTGCTTGGACCAGATACAAAAATCTGCGGCACATTCATTGTTCCAGTTTCTCCGCGAACCATACCACCGCTTGGTCTTTCTGCCGCATAAAATGTTACAGGAATATCAGCAGCTTCTGGATATGATTTGTAACCTTCATAATGAGATAACGCACCGCTCATTCTGCCTGCATATTCTTTATTTCTAGTAATAGATTGCGGAACAATGCTATTTACCGCAGATGCTTTATCGCTAATCTCTTGCCGCCATTTTCCTTCTGGGCCTTTCCAAGTGCCAGTTTGTTCCCAAATTACTTTAGGATCAATGCCTGCTTTTTCCATTTGGATTGCCTTAGCTGCCGCAGCCGCATCCCAATTCTTGGCTGACTTGCCAATAAACATACCTAATGCACCAGATGGCGCACCGCCCGCAGCTCTAGACGCACCAAATCCACCGCCCATTACACTTAATGCAGTGTTTGCTGCTTCTTCTTCAGCATTGAATGCAGGAATTATATTTCCGTTTTCATCAGCAATATAGCCGCCTTGATATGCTCTACGTGGCGCTGTTACTGCGTTTATCATGCCTGCAATTGCACCAGGCAATGCCCAGCTACGTTGATTCATTACTGAATCTGGATGCGTATCTTGAAACGGCAAGAATGAGGAACGACCTTCCATCGGTAATGGCTTAACTTTCGTGGAATTAACGTAATCCAACATATCTTGCAGTGTCGGCATTTACTTCTTCTTCTTAGCAGCTTGCCGTTTTTCAGAATACGCAATGGCAACAGCCTGCTTGATGGGCTTGCCTGCCTTTACTTCAGCTTTGATATTCTCTTTAAACGCTTTCGGGCTTGTCGATTTCTTCAGTGGCATTTTTTTCTCCTACAGTTAGCCAGTAGTTACAATCTTGAATAGCCCCACTAATTTGCATCAGCAGGGCTTCATACTGTTTAGCCTGAGATTGTAGTTCTTCAAGCCTTTTCTGGATTAACTCTGGGGTCACGATGCGCCGTGAATGATTGCAAAGTTAATAATTACTGCTTCTGAGTAAGAAGTAGAAGCCGTTAAATTACGCAACGTGATTAAAGCAGAACCAGCAGCTAAATAAGAAACATATGTGGTGTATGCACCTAATGCGCTACCAGTAGTATTGCTAGAAACGCACACAATTATTGTGTCATTAATAGAAATTAAGCTGTTAGTTAAGATAAACGATACAGCAGTTGCACCTGCCAACGCTGCATTATTCATTGTAATACGACCGGCTGACTTGTTTAGAGTCACACCAGTTGACTTGTCTGTAAGCTGAGTTACAGCGCCTTGTCCTGCTGCTGAATACCCAATTTCTGCTGTTGCATAACAAGTTGAAAACTCTGGGTCTGAGTATGCTACGCCAATGGCTACTGAATTTGACATGATTTAATCCTTTAACAATTCCAATTTTTAAGTGATGCCTTAGCCCGTTCTGCTGGACCTTTGGCGTTTTTTACAACTCCCGTCATTCTTGCACAAAAACTAGCCTTGCGGCCTGCGTCTGCTTTTGTCTTTGGGTTTGGTGCTGGTGGCTTTAGATTGCTGTTGTTCTTAGCATTGTATTCTGCACGACCTTTTGCAGTCATACCTGCACCCTTTTCCGTAGGATTATAGGTTTTACCCTTTCCAGTAGTCTTGTGTGGTATTGGTTTATCGTGTTTTTTCATCGCTCAACAATCAAACAAATATCAGCCTCTTGGATTATCTGGTAATCCTGACCATCAAAATTATGCGTAGGCCAGTTTAAATAATCCCCGTTTCCATACTTAATAAAGTCACCAACTGCTGCATCTGTAACCTTTGGACCTATTGCCACAATCTCACCTTCGTTAAAAGGTTCTTTGTTATTTACGATAATAATGTCCGAAATTTTCCGCACATGCGGTTTTACTACAATCCTGTCGCGCAAGGGCTTAATCATTTTCTCGGCCTCCCACGCTTCTTCTGTGTCACTGTATGCACCGAAACTTGATCGGTCATTATGTCGTAGACCGGCACACTTACAAACTCAGCCTCTTTAAACTCGCCGCACCAATCGTTTCGATGCTTAGTGCTTGATCTGGGGTAACGCCTGCAACTCCCCATAATTTCTGCGCTTTTGTAATAAACGCAGATTCCGCAGTTATAATTGTTTCCAGCCATTGCAATACTCTCCTATTGTGATGGTTAGAAAGCCTGACCAATGTGGGATTGGTTGGGCTTTCGCCTTTTACTGATACGATTTACGACCGTGAGTGTATACAACACCATTCATCTTGCCACCGCAAAAATCGGAATCCTTGCCAGTAGCGTTAGTCTTAGCGTTAGGTATGTTCTTTTTAACGCTGCCTTGTTCGCCAGAGCCATCTGACGATTTAACGCCTGAGGGAATTGTTACGCCTGCGCCGTATTTTTGATCCATGATAACCTCACTTTAAAAAACGTAATTTAAACAACGTGGTATTAATTAAATCCGCAATTTCATCAATTAAATTCTGTAATTCCGAATCCTGCGGTAAATCTTTCCTAGCTTCCTCAACAAAATTCTTCATGCTCTCTAGATACTTAACTGGGTCTTTAGCGTTATGAAATTCATCTGGGAATTTCTTTATTTGCTCATAACGACCCATATACGCTTCTGTAAATTGGTCAGTTAAGTCTATGATTTCACTGTAATATTCACCAAGTGCAACGTGTTGTGCATAGCTATCAGTAGCCCAGTGCATAAAGTGCGTCACAGTTGAACTGTGCAGCAATGCGCTTACGAATTCTGCGATATTATCATTCATTTGGGAATTCTGATGTATTTGGTATAGGTATGTCAATAGGCCATTGTTTATTTGAAACTAATTTTTCCACAGTCTTTCGATGTGCATCAGTCCAAATTCTACGTTTCTCAACCCGCGTTAGTTTTCCAAAGTCTACTTGGTAATGACACGCCAAGCATAAAGCAGCAATCAGATTATCATCTGCTTTCTTGCCCATACCACGCCCGCCGCCCCAATTAGCATGACTAGCTTGGCTTTCACCGTATCCGCAGTTTTGGCATTCTAATGTGCAAACCGCCATTAATAGTTTTTTGCTGCGAATATAATTGTGCTTTGGAAAGCTACTCATGCGCTCGATCTACTTTTTTATTTAAGTAAACTCTGGCCTTCCAAATATCAATATCTAGCCG